GGATCGTATGCGGAATGTAGCTATATCTTTTCTTTTCTGTGTCCGGCTGATGTACTTTACGTCGAAGGGGAAACATCGTCCTTCCTTGTCGATAGCAACGAGGTCTATCGGGCCTTGGGCGGCGAAGTTAACAAAGACATAGAACCCTCGTTCCAGAAGCCATGCCGCCGCTACGGCTTCAGCCCAAGCACCCTTCTCGTGCCTTGTTAGCAGTTCCGGTTCTGCCATCGTCGAACTTCCCCGTTTCGTTTCCCCATGCGGACCACCCTGGTTGGCTGGTTCTGGCAAATAACTCTATGCGAGGCACGTCGCCCATTAATGTGACGATGCGGTCTGCCACTTCGTCAGGCTTGCGGGAGTGCTCCCGTCGCGGCGCAACAACAAGACGCTTCACACTGGCGGATTGGCGTTGGGGCTTGCCCTTCGTGCCTAGTAGACAGAGTTCGGAGTTTGCTCGGCTCCAGTACCCCATCCCTGTGAAGAAATCAGAGGAGGTCCACAACGTATCAGGCGCATTTTTGTTGAGCTTGGCCCATACAAACGCGATAGTTTTGTAAGTAAACCCCCATTCCTGCATTAAATCAAGGGCTTGGGGGAGAAGAGGGTCTGTTGCCCACAGAAACAAGGCACAGTCGTCAGCCGCTATGTCCGCGATGGGAAGATCCATTATATCTTTGAGTGACAGGCAGTTGTAGTGGTTCTCGGCGGAACGCCCTTTGCCCTTGTTACTCCACGTTCGGAACGTCCAGGGTGGGTCGGCGTAAATTACGGAAAATTTACTGTTTGGGAGCACTTGCTCTCATCACACTTTCCGGGGCGGCGTTACTGGGCGGTCATCAAACCTTTTACCGGTAGCCTTGACTTTCAAGCCAAACTTCCTGTCCCACTGTACCAGTATATCATTCTGCTCCCCTTCCTGTCTGTATAGTTTGTCCTGTAGACTATACGCTGTCATAATTCTGGTTCCCTTTCCTGTCCGCCGCTTTCATAACACGCTGCGCCCTACCGGAATTTCCGGGGCGGCGTTGTCCAGTGTCCACAATGTGGCTTCTATCCAGCAATCTTCTATACCTAGCGGTGACGCTGGAATAAGACAAATGTGGTAGCTTGGCTCGTACTTCATCACTGATACAGCCACGATCCCCAAAACCATGAATGACTTTGTAGACCATTTTTTCAAGACGGGTGGGGTCAATAGAATATGCTGCATCAATGGATGTATCGGGTCCGTCAGTGCGGTGGAGTGTATGCGGGTCGGCCATGATTTTGGTTCCCTTTCCGGTCAGTCGAGAGCACAAACAAGTATGACTAGGCTGTAGAAAATAGCGAGGCTGATGGCTGCGGTCATTCCGGGTCTCCCAAAGCTTTGATTCCCTTTTTCAGGCGGTCCACTTCCTCTTGGAGGTGGGTGATACGAGCACGGCTTTTGTCGTTTTCCTGCATGATTTTGGATGCGAGGACGCCAAGTTCATACAGCGTAGCCTCCAACTCGGACCCGGACTTCCCACGCTTTGTAAGAAACACCTCACAGGGATTTCCAAAATCCGGATCAAAACCAACGGTGACGGCCAGTTCAAACCCCTCGCCACGCACCTCGTCGGTAATGCTAGGACGCCTGTTGGGCGGGTCGCTCATTATTCTTTTCAACTTGCTCCAGTATATGTGTGAACTCACCACTGATGGTGCGGTGGTTTTTCAGAGCACGTCGCTTCAATTTTTTGTAGGTGGGAATTGCGATAACCACGCTTTTCCATTTTTCAACGTTCATTTTACTTCCCCGTTTCATTCATGTGAGACAATACGAGATTTGTTATGAAAAATCAAGCGTCTTTAAGACTTCCCCAGTTTGGTCCGAGGGCCGCGTCTGTGGGACACGGCACCTGTAACTCTACGCAGTTCTCCATGATTTTCTGAATCCCTCTGGCTTCCTCCAGGTCCGTGACCGACAGGGCCAGTTCATCGTGGATTTGTATCAGGGGTACTTTCCCTGTCTTGTAGATCTCCACCATAGCCCTTTTGGTCTGATCGGCGGCGGAACTCTGAATCAATCTATTGAGCGCCCGGTAGAGGTATGCGCGTTTAATGTTGTTGCCATACTCAATTACGGCTTCCTCTTTCGGAAGCGCCTTGGAACTGACGAATAGGTTTGGCTCCCATAATTCAAAGCGGCACTTTCTACCAAGCAGAGAGCGAACAAAGCCTGTTCCCAGAGGACCACCCACTCGACGCTGTATGAAATCCTGTAGCTCTTTCACAAAGGGTACTTGCTGATGGTACTGCTTTATCAGATGTTTTGCTTCTTCGGTTGTGACATCTAATTGTTCCGCCAGCTTCGTTTGTCCCATCCCATAGAGTAAAGCCAGATTTATGGTCTTCGCTTTCCCGCGTGGAATTTTTGCAATATCGGCCACCATTTGGTGGAAGTCGGTTTTCGGGTCTTCACGATAGGCCTGTACGAATAAATCGGCCCCTGTCAGTCCCCTGTTCCCCGTGAGGCTTGCATAGTGAACTAAGATTCTTGGTTCTTGCTGCGAATAGTCCAAACTCGCCCAGCGTTGGTTTTCTTCCGGGAGGAACAGCCCTCGAATGGCTTCGGCAAAGCGGGGGTTCCGGGCCGGAATTTGCTGGAGATTTGGGTTACTCATGGATAGGCGTCCAGTTACGGTCCCTCCTCCCTCTGAACGTAGCTGGTTTATGTGCCCATGGATGCGGCCCTTTGAGGCGTAACGGAAGATGGAAGATAGGAAGGTATTTCCAATCTTGTCGGTCTCTCTTGCTTCAGAAATTTGCTGGGCGACAGGGTGAGGGTGGTTCTGGAGGAAGTTCTTTGTAAAAGAGGGGAGGCCTGTCTTGGTGCGGCCATAAGGTATCTTGTGGTGATCGAATACTTTCGCAATCGAAGCCGCCGCCCATAGCTCTACCGACACTCCCGTTTCTTTCTTTATTTTGGAAAGGATGGACTTGGTCTCACGCAACAGCTTTTGCTTTAGCTTCTCCGCTCTATCAAGATCAATTCGGACACCGTTCCATGTCATCTCTATGCAGAGAGGAAGCACTTCTGTTTCCAAGTCAAAGATCTGCCAGAGATCCTCTTGCGAGAGGAGCGCCTTGAAGTGCTGCCAGAGGTCCAGTGTCAGTCGAGCATCGGCCTCGGCATACTCTCCAACGTAGGCTGCGGGGAGCTTGTACATCTCTGCTTTCGGATCTACGCCAAAATCTGCGGCGGCTTCCCGGAGTGCAGCCTCTGATTTCATCTCTCCAAGATAGTCATAGCAGACACTGTTCAGACTGTAGTAGCGTCGGTTCTCATCAATCAAGGGAGCGGCAAGCATGGTGTCGAGAAGTTTCCCCTCCAGCTTAATACCAGTTCTCTTGAGCCATCCAACGTCATAGGCCGCGTTATGAAATATTTTGTCAGCAGGGTGCTTGGCTATTTCTTTTGTAAACCACCTCTTGACCAATCCCTTGTCTAGGTTTCCTCCACCCTCGTGTGCGATGGGGAAGTAACTATTAAAACCTTCGTAGGCTATGGCAACACCGACTACTTCTCCGTTCCCGGTAGGCCACCCAGGTCCGTGGGTGCGGAGCCGTGGATCTTTGGTCTCCAGATCGATTGCGATTTCCTTGATCCCGTCCGGTGTAACAGGTAACGCTTCTACAGGAACCCATTCGGTCTTCACGCCGAACTTCGGTTTCTTCATGTTGTCCTTCATTCAATGGTCCACCGGATATTCGGGGTACTCTTTTTTGATAGAGCCTGCGGAAGGTTTTGTTTTTAAAAGGGCTACAAGTTTTTGGACATACCACTCTGCCTTCTGGGCATCCTGGAGAGGACTGACGCCGTGTTTAAAACGGTAGCGGGAGAGGTACTTGATTGCATTCCCTACAAGTATTGCTTCATCTCCGGGAAGGTCTCGGACCACGTCCATGATGATGTCCACGGTTTCCAGTTTGCCACGCTTGTAATGGGCCGGGGAAATAAGATCTGTCATAGCTGCCATCCTCTCGTCCAGTTCTCAGGCATCTTCAGGACTAGGTTCTCTTTGGTGCGGGTTATGCCCGTGTATAGAACTCTGTAGCCATCGTCGGGGTTCTTCGCCATTTGTTCGAGGGCCTTACCGGAAAGATCCAACATAAGGTACACGTTGTCTGCTTCCCCTCCCTTGGCCCCGTGGATGGTGGAGAGTTTTATTTTTGGTTTGCTGTTGAGATCGACACCCTTGTTAAGAAGCGTGGAGGCGTAGGCACGGTCCTCTGGCTTGATTCTATCCAGAACTTCCTCCCATGTGCCGTCCGCCTCCAATCCGAAATGCTCGTGCAACAGTCCGAGCGTAAAGACATCTTGTTCGTGTGCAGATTTTAACAAGCTCTTGGCACCGCGCTGCAACCGCCCGTCCTCACTTGTTATATGGCCGTAAAGGTTTTGTGCTTCGCTCAAACTAATCTCCCTGTTCTTCCCCGTAGTAAGATGGGTCCAAGAAGTAATGGCGTTACGGACTTTCTTGGAGAGAGAGGGGCTGTTGAATCGTTCAAAGAAGTAACCTTGGGTTTTGAGGTATGCGCCTATTTCGTTCAGCATGTAGTTTGCTTGGGCTAGTATAAGCCATTGATCTGTAAAGTCGATTCCGTGATGGTCGTGAACGAAACGTGTGCTCCCATCTGCGTCACGGGGAGACCATTCTTTCTTCTGCCTCTTCCGGATGCGACTGGAAACCTTGTCAGCCATTGTCCACACAGTGCGCGGCACACGATGCGATTGGGTTAGAACTTCGGAAGCCGCGTCCAAACTTATGAATCGAGTAACGTCCGCTCCAGCCCAAGAAAATATTCCTTGATCGTCGTCGCCCGCAATAAAGAAGCGTTCACACTTGTCGTTAATGAGATGTGCAATTTTCCATTGCAGCGGCGTCAGGTCCTGTGCTTCATCCAGAAACACTACTTTCAATTCCGGAACAATGGTAGGGCTTTCAGAAAAATCTATCAGCATGTCTGTAAAGTCTTTCAGACCGTCCTTCTTCTTGAACTTTTCGTACTCTGAATAGATAAGTTTAAAATGGTAACTGGTGATGTCCAGATCCATTTGATTGTAGGCCCACATGGGGCCGCGTTCCGTGGTCCGCGCCAAGTCAATACCGCGCATAATAGGATGGTTGCTGCGGAACGTCACAAACCCCTCGTCCTCCACAGCCTCTATACTTTCGGTGAGGTTAACACCCACACGCTTGCTGAAACTTTTTAGATGCTCTTCTTTTAATACTTGTGCTCCGCTGATGCCAAGAAGTTGGAAAGCAAGGGAGTGTAGTGTGCGAAAGAAAACAAAATCCTTTTCCGGGTCCAGACCAAACCGTGCGACGGCTCTGTCCTTCGCTTCATGTGCCGCTTTCCGTGTGAACGCAAAGTACCCAATCTTGTTGGGCGGCGTTCCTTCCGCCAGCAACTGTTCGACGTGGTTAAGAAGAGTTGTGGTCTTACCCGTGCCGGGTGGTCCAAAGTACCTAAACATTCTTTTTCACCCATACTGCGTCGAGGTCATAGCCAAAAGCCTTGAGCAATCTCTCGACTTTATAAATGGAAAGCTGACGCGGCTCTAAGAAATTTTCGTAGTCGGCAATTGTTCGTTGCGACATTTTTGTGATACGAGCCAGCTCTCTCTGACTAATTTTTGCCTCCAGCCGCAGATCGCGTAAAAGAAAAGACCAATGGTTTTCCTCGTGGGACTTCGGACCAAAGGTCTCCTCCACGTCGTGGATTCTGTGAAAATAATGTTTGGAGCACAGGTTCTTGCCATCAATGACGATGGTAGATTTGTTGGAGCAAAAGTCGCAACGTTTTTTCTTTGGCATTAGAAAGGCACCTCGTCGTCATCTTCTATCTTGGAATTAAATTCATCCTCGATTGGTTCAAATGCTGGAATGCTCCAGCAACGTATCGGTCTGCCGTTGACACTTAACTGTTCCGACATACCGTCGATATCGCGCAGTCTCTGGGCAATCTTATTGGAGCGGTAGTCGTTAAACTTCTGTCGTTTAAGATACGCCTCAAGGTCCTTCATGCGAAAATAGGTTCTGTTGTTCGACCCATTGGTCCATGGTCGCCGGAGAAGGATCTCCTCTCTGTCTACCGCTGACTGCATGTGCGTCGTAAACTCTTCTAATAGCTCGTAAAATTGACCCCGGA